CTGCATTCAGATTGGTCAATGCTGCCACTCCATTTGCTGATGGAATATTGACAATACCTCCAGTTTTCTGGTAGGAATCAATACTAGCGGGAGAGCTAGTGACTGTTATAAGTCCGGAAGCACTAGCAGCAGATCCAGTATAAACTAAACGCCAGCCCATAGATGTAATACGGACCTTGTTAGTGCTTATATACGGTGTTGTATCTGAAACTGTAGGATCATCAACATACCCAAATATCCAGCTGTTAGGATTAATAGGTACGAAGTTACCTGAGCTAGTTAAAGCCGTTGTTATAGCCTGCATTGAATTAATAGATCTAGTACCTGCTGACAACACCGTTCCGTTGAAAGATGGTGTTATGGAATAATTGCCAGTACTACCTAACGATCTAAAAAGACCATTATACGGTAAAGCTGGTAGTGTCAATATCTGAAAAGAACAGGTACCTGGACAAATAATGTCCGTGTAAGAGTAATAATCAGACAAAAGCCTGGAATCGTTAGAACCATCAGGCAACAGACCATATTTATGTGCACCCCAAGGGTTCATTCTACACATGGCCCATTCACTTTTATTATTTCCATGCGAGTTTAGTGCAGCCATAGCCCTACGCAACTCCCTCTCCACTGTATCGGTTGTACGATACGGTGTTGTAATTTGCTTAGGTTTAGCAAGACTAGCTCTATTTCGTCGTTTCCGCCTGGCTGTTTTGGATAATCCTTGTCCTGGCGGTCGGACAACGACTACTTTGTTTTGCCTCTTTGGTGGCATTAATTTAAATGATAATTTTGATAACGTTTCAAATACGATATTAGTGGGGCTAATATTAGTACACCAGCAAGCTCAGTTTCGTATTGTATTTGCATCTCTTTAGAAATGCCAAATGCAACTGCGAAATCCTCCCTCGTGACATCAGATATGTCTCTGGTCCGCAAAGACCCTTTCTCAACACTCCTGGCTGGTATCTTGTCAATCTTCCCCAATGGTTTAGCGTATTTAGCATCGTGTAACAAGAATAGTGACCATGCTTGCAATATAGGAACACCAGAATTAACTGCGAGTTCGCATAAAGCCATGCCACTAATATATCTATTAATGCACTTTGAATACCTATCTTCGGTATAACAAGTTCTAGACATGGATCTAAAAGGCGTTTTCACCATTCTCCAAACTAACCCATTGTCACCCATCACCCTTATAGGTGATGTTTGACAATATGTTATTTCACGAAAATCGTAACATATCCTATCCATGGTGGTCTCCATATTAAAATTATTAAAGAAGTCTAAGCCAAGTTTCTGGAACTTGACCAAATCTTCCATATCAAATATAATAACTGAATCATCACCATTAACGTGAATACTCCCTTCAATTCCTGCAACCTCCAAAAATACTTTGTACATATGATAGTTGAGTAAACTATTACCCTCGGAGGTAG